GATTGTTCAAAGACAAAAGCATCTCCCCAATACTGCTCAATCCTACTGCTGTCCATTGAATCCCAAAAGGGATCGTTAAATGATTTGAGTCCAAGAGGATCGCTTTGTATATCATCCTTTGCTTTTACTATAGGATCTTCTTGATCCATAATCTCCTTGAGATCATCTGTTAATTGTATCTGCCACTGACTTGTATTCCATTTCTGTATGCCTGTCTCGTCTTCAGGATTTCTTTTCAAGTGTCCAGCACAAATGCTTTGAGTTGTATTCAATACTTCTTGCACACTCATAGGTGGGTTGTTTGTTTGATTCCAATCCAATGCTTTGATTACAACTTCTCTCATGCCCCAACCCTCTAGTATCCATTTACCTACTAGCCTAGCAAGGGTGTCGTTTCGCATTCCTGTTTGCACACCATCTGTTGTTAGTGGTGTTTTACTTTCTGTGTTGATCTTACCTGTGTTGTTATAGTCATAAATAATATTCATGTCTTGACTATTAAGAGTAGGTAAATCATCAAGTGAATCTACGACAGCTCCTTCAACTACCTCGAACTGGTAATTAACAGAAGGACTGACCATGACATAGCCACCCTCTCCTCTTATATCTAATTTACCTGTAGTGTTTCTTATCTTTAGATCATCATTGATTGCATAGAAGTAATGATAGCCACCGCGAGGTGTCTTTTGTTTTAACATTGTTCTTGTTATCTGACCTGACTCACAAAAATCACATGCTTCTTGGGTGTCTGCATCTAGCACTACAAATGTTACGCCTGTGATAGCGGCCCAGTTGCAATCTTTAAATTGTAGATACCATTGCTTGACTTCATTAAGAGTAGGTTGCTTCTCTATATAGTCAGCCCATTTTACTCTTGGTGTTTTTGACCAACGCTTTTGTAAAACCATATCGTCTTCAAAAGGATGTCTGCTTTTAAAGTATTCAGGTATGATGTCGTTTGTAGATCCGCATGGTATTAGATGAAAATTATTTTCATGATATGACATAAGCATATCTTTACGCTCATCATTGGCTATGTCTTGTCCGACTGTGTTTGGTTTTATTTCTATTGGCATTCGTCTACTGATCCATAAATGTTTTCCCAACCTAAAGCATAGCCTGTCATCTTAATAAGTTTCTTAGCTTGATTGACTGAGGGTTGCCTGGTTCCGTATCGCCAAGATCTAACAGTATCAATAGATACACCTAAGTCTTTGGCTAACTTATCTTCACCTCTTTTAACAATGTAGTCTTTAAGTTCCATAGTTCTCCTTATATAGAATGGTATAAGTTAATGCTCTTATAGGGGGTTGAGTAAGGAGTTTTATATTTGATATATAACTTCATTAACTCATACCAAATATCATCTTAACATTGCTCTTTACAATAAGTAAAGAATTTTATTACAAAAGTGTTGACAATATTTTTCATAGGCGTATCATCTATCTTGTATTTAAAAAATGGAGCCTTATATGAAAGACTATTCTACGCTATCTCTACCTCAACTTTTGATGGAGAAGAAAAAGAATCTAGCAAAACAAGCTGAACTAAAAGAACAAAGTGCACAGCTTGATTTTGCAATCACCAAACATCCCGATGTGCATAAGCAAGTCAACAGACTTTCTAACACTGGCGGATCTACTCGGGTACATCTTAATGGTGTCATACCAAAAGACTTACGAGTTAATTATAAAATAACAAGATCATGGGATCAGAGTTTTTTATCTAAAGTAAAAGACGAGATACCTGAAGATCTATTTCCTTTCACAACTGTATACAAAGAAGATGCTGCTCTATCTAAAATGATAGAAGCAAATCATCAAGACATCTTTGATAAGTTTCAAGAAGGATTACAAACCAAGATTAATGAACGACCATACATCCAGTTCGTTGATCCATTAAAAGGAGCTGAGTAATGGCTATTAAAATAGATAAACGAAGTAAGTATTCTACTTACATTGAAACGGGTAGCTTAACTATTTATGTTGAGCACTCACCTAATTGTGCAGAAGATTTTGTATCTGTTTGGGAAAATAATTCTACAGATAAATATCTTTTTCATACAAACTTTGATTTTCAAGATAACAAAAGACATATAGAGGGGGTGTCAAAATGAACATACATTACAGTGCAGTCATAATGCAAATTAAAGATACGATTAAAAGAGAGGTAGCACCTGGTTTACATTCTGCTTGGGTTAATAAAATATTAACTATCATAGATGATGTAGAAACAGTTGCAGATGAAATGACTTCTCAAGGTTTAATTTCTATGAATGATTTGGAGGTCGACAAGTATGAGTCTATTGAATAGCGTGACTACGGGAATACAGATCCCTTCTATAAAGATAAACCTATCTGGTACCGATGGCATAGGTAAGACTACCTTTGCTAGTCAAGCACCTAATCCTATCTTTATTAAGACAGAAGCTGGTACTAACTATATAGATACAGCATCCTTTCCTTTGTGTGAAAGTTATGACGACATACTAATACAAATCAAAACTTTGTATGAAGAAGATCATGACTACAAGACAGTGGTCTTTGATACAACTGACTGGGCTGAGAAATTAGTACAGCAAAAGGTATGTCAGATTCATGGTCAGAAATCTATTGAGTCCATGGGATATGGAAAAGGTTTTACAGAATCTGCTGAGTTATTCGGCAGACTACTAAGAATGTTTGATGCCCTACAAAAGAAGAAGATGCACATCATCTTACTATCTCATGTAGGCATAAGAACTTTTAATGATCCAGAGCGTGAGCCCTATGATCGTTGGGAGATGGCTACTCATAAGAAAGTATCAGCAATGATACGTGAGTGGGTAGACTTCAACCTGTTTGCAAACTACGAGGTATCAACTCGTACTAGTGGACAGGGTTTCAAGGAAACAACCAGGGCTGTGTCATACGGCAAGCGTAAGTTGTTTCATAAATACACCGCAGCATTTGATGCCAAGAGTCGAGTTGATTTAGGGAATGCTCCCTTGGATCTTGATTGGACAGCGTTCATGTCTGCATTTAAAGAATCTTTAAAATCTAAAAAAGGAGAATAATATGTCTGATGATTTTAATTTAAACTTGACTGATGTCGAGGATACAGGTGGATCGTTTGATCTTATGCCAGTCGGTGACTACGAATTTGTAGCTACTGGATGGGAGAATAAAACTAGTGCTAAGGGTGATAGATACTTATCAATTACCTTTGATGTGACAGGCCCTTCTCATTCAGGTCGTAAGATATGGGAAACATTCATGCTCGAAGGAGCTGGGTTAAACGTATCTATCAGCAGAATAAGAGACTGGAGAAGATCCATGGGCATGGAAGCTGATGTTGATGCCTTTGGTCTTGAACAGTTAGAGAGCATGTTGAACATTCCTTTCAAAGCCAAGGTCAGTGTTGAAGTTGGTAGAGATAAGGGAGACGGAACGAAGTGGGACGACAAGAACAAGATTGCTAAGTTTCTTGCAGTTGAGACAAGCAGTAAGTCAGTTCCTTCGCAAAGTCCTAAAGAAGAATCAAAGTCAGATGACGATGATTTCGATTGGGACAAATAATTTATTTACCAGAGAGAGTAAATAAATAACTCGAGTGAGTAGTCTTAATACCAAGACTACTCCTCGCACCTAGGGTTATTGTATACCCTAATGTATTTTTGGAGAAATATAAATGGCAATAGATAAAAGAGAAGCGAATGCTTTAGTAGAATCAATGACATCACTATTAGATTCTTTAGATCAAAACTTTGACAGCCTACCCTCTGGGTTAGATACTGTAGTAAAGGAAGCTAAATTAACATTATTAAACGTGGATACTAAAGATGATAGACAAAGAAAAATTTATAGAATATTTAGACAGTAAAACTTGCGACACAGTTATTGATGACGTGCAGCAATGTGTTGATGGTTGGTCAATGAAAGAATTAGACTCACGATCAGCAATCATTACACTAACAAGATTTGCTGTTGATCTTACCTTTAAGTTTTCTTTCACACAAAAAGAAGCCTTAGAGTTAATACTAAGTATGGTACAAGACCACATGGACATACTAGGATTTGAAAAACCAGGATCAGAAGATCCTGTAGAAGAAATAAAAATACTACATTGAAACTTAGATACTACCAAAGGGATGCAATAGATTCCCTACACCATTGGTTTGCCAATCGTCCAGCAGAGGATCATGCTTTGATCGTACTGCC